TTTTAGTAGAACCTGCAATCGGTTCATCACCAAAGAAATGGTCAACATTATTTATTTTAAATGCTGTTGAATTTATTAAAAACTTTGTTGAATCGCCTGATTGAAAAAATGGTGAAGAAAAAGATAAATTTACATTATTATCTGCATTATTTACAGGTGTAATATTTTGAAACATTCTTGGACGCACCATTGTATTTAAGATAGATGGGTCACTATTATCTATTGCTCTTGTTAATTGTGAGTGTCTGAACACACCGTCGAACTTATTTAAATTATTAAAGTTATAATCTGTTATAGTATCTCTTACAACTGATGATAATTCAACTGAACTTCTATCAGTTAAATTAGGATTATATTTAAAGTTAACATCTAATTCTAAATAAGTAAAGTTAGGGTCAACAATTTCTGGTGTAATTGAAACAACATTTTTACCTTTTAATATAGAACCAATAATATCAGTTTTTTCTGAAGTTGTTAAAGTATCTGCTAGTAAAGGTTTAATTGCAATATAAACTCTTCCATAATCTGGTGGGTCATTATCTTCTCCACCCCATGTTGATATAGAATCTATGTTTGAAAATTCTTTTTTAATAATTGATGCATAATCATCTGCAGTCACAGCTCTGTTTTGAGCAATAAAAGTAAGTGGTGCATTAAACCTTATTGATTCTGAAGTTTCAGCGTCAGCTCCTCCAGCTCCAGCACTATCTAATGTAAGACTAATAGTAGAAAATCCTCCAATAGAATCTACCATGGTAAAAGCATTTGCTCCATTACTTTCTTTACCTTGTGTTGTAATGTAATCAATAGTAATAATATTATTATTAGTTGGTTTAAACCCAGTCACGCCATCACCAAAATATACTTCGTAATATCCAGCTGAATTTTCTTGTAGAAAATAAATTTTAGATGTAGAATCTACATTTCTTAATGTTTCAAATTTAGTATATACATCGAATGCTGTTGATTCTTCGTTTGCCTGTACACGTACGCGTAACGTGCTCGTGTCTGAGTCAAAATCTGAAAGTTGAAATTTCTGATTTTCTATATCATTATCAACTCTATATTTTATTTCTCTTAAATCGCCTTCTACAATAGTCACATCACTGAATGTATATGTTGTACCTACTAAAGTAGTTGTTTGAGTATTTAATACAACATATTGAAATTCTTCTCCACTTACTGATGTATTTAGTTTTGTACCTCTTGGTAATGTTAATGTTGTTGGAATTGTACCGGTTTCACTCGATATATCTACTACTATATCAACTTGAGCTCTTGGAGATAAAACTGACCTTGGTGTATATCCAAGTAATTTAGCTCTTGTTACGACATTACCTCTTATTTGAGCTGAATCTAAGAACGCTTCATTTAAACTAAAATGTGCATTCATAGCATTATAATGTGTATTATAAGCTAATACATCTAATAATACACTAAGACCTGAACCTTCAAAGTCGTAATCATTAAATTCCGATTGTTGTTTTAAAAAGTTTTTCAGATTATTTTTTATATCTTCAAAATCTAGTTCCGTTACGTTTAAATTTGTTGCCATTTTATCTTAACCTTCTTAATACTATTTCAACTACATCATTCTGATTGTTTTGTTTTATTCTAAAATTTACTTCGATACGATATTCATTTCTATCAAATATATCTATAATATCAATATTCCTTACTATTATTCTTGGTTCATATTTTTCTAATACAAACCTTATATTATCTCTTAATTCTATATTAGTTAGTACACCAACTGGTTCAAAAAGTAATCCTCTTAAATTAGCTCCTAAATCATCTTGGAATGGTCTTTCATAAAAATTACTTATAAGTAAATTTTTTACTGCGTTTTTTATAGCAGCGTCATCCTTTAAAGGTATTATATCCTTTCGTATTGGATGTATTTTTAAAGACAAATCTAAATCACTATGAGGCTTCTTTTTAGAAACAATTCTAGCTTGTTCTAAATTACCCGATATTTGTTTGTCTCCTATGTATAATCCTGCCATAATACTATTTATACCTGTTATGTTGCTCCTTCAGCCACTTGTGACTCAATTCCTTGTATTGTATTACTTACTGTTGTAATATTATCAAATCCACTTAAATCTAAAGTAGTTGGTATACCTATCAACTTTAAAAAGTCACAGAATGTAAATGTAATCCATTGAGTTAAAGCACCTAATCCTATTGCATCAAAGAATGATGTGACTTTTTCCATCCATTTTTTTAATAAATAAGCTTGCCAATTTTCTTTAAACTCTTTTAACTTAGCTGATATTCTAGCAATTTTAAAATCTAGATTTTCAAATTTATCTTCAAAGTCGCCACCAAATAAAGCTCTTACTTTAAAGCCTAAAATTTCTAAATCTTCTAATTGACTTAAAATATTTTCATGCATATTTCTTAATATTTTATCTTTTGTTAATTGGTCTGGTATATCTCCTAATTTAGCTAACTCTTCATTAAACTTAGCTTTTTCTGCATCAATAATACCTTTAATTAATGCTCCAACGTCTGGTCCTGCTAAAGGTATAGGTAATGCTGGTAATCCTAAAGCATCCCATATTTCATCAAACTTATCTATTAAACCACCAAAGCCAGTAAACAATTCACCATTCATAAACTTAGTTGCTTCATTTTTTATAAAGTCCATAAGTTGTTTAGCTTTAAGTTCTTGATTTTCTAAACCAAATTCACCATCAAAATATTTGTATTCATCTGGTAATAACGCATATAATGAATCTATTTTACCATTACGTAATTTATCAATTTCTTTTTGTAATTCTTCAGCTGATAAATCATCGCCTAATTGCGCAATTTTAGCTTCTATATCAGGACCAAAGCCAGATATATCTGCAGCTATAGAATCTAAATATGCTCGGTCAGTGACTAACTTTAAAACATCTATTTGTATACCAAGGATTGGAACGTTAAAAGATATTGGAAATAATGATGTAATTAAATTCATTATTTGAGTTTGTACATACATTGGATATTCTTCCAATAATCTTTGTACCATTATCTCCCATTCTTTTTCTGGTATTTCTAATTTTTTAAACTTAGGGTCATAAGGACCGAATAGTTTTCTTATATCATCTATAATTTCTTGTATTTCATCTGCTTGTTTTTCAAATTTAGCTTTTTCTTCTCCAATTAAATTTTGTGCTAAAGCTTTTAATTTGCCTGGCAGAGTAGCTAAACCACCAAAAAAATTAGCAAAATTTACTGGTGTAGGTAATAGTACTTCTGCGCATTCCAGCTCAGGCAAAGTTAATTTTGGAAGTTCGGCCATTATATAATTGTTGTTTTTTTAGCTGATGTAAGTGTAATAGAACCAGAAGATGTTATACTTGTATTTCCTCCATTTGCTATTGAAATGTTATTATCTTTATCGATAGTAATTATAGCTCCATTAGCATGTTGAACAGTAATTTTTTCATCACCATCTTTATTTTCAAATTCTACTTTATGACCAGCTTTTGTATGATGTACTTTATTTGTTGTTGATGCAGTTGATGGAATATCTTGTTTAAAAGTTCCAGCAACTTTAGCAATTTCAACTGGAGTTTGAGTAGCAATAGAACCTATAACCATAGGGTCTTGAGCTGATGGTCCATCTCTAAAAAAGCCAACAACCCATGAACCAATTTCTAAATGATGATTACCACCATTACCCATTAATGATGCTGATGTGACCGGCATCATAACTGTAGCCCAGGGTAAATCAGTTTTTTTTATTTCTTCACTATCATAATAACCATAAGCTCTTACTTTAACTCTATTTAAATTTTTTGGGTCATCTATTTCTTCTATACTTCCTAAGAACCAAGTAAATAATCCGTTTTTATATTGGTCATCAATTCTTTTCATTATCCATCTCCTAGGTCATCTATTGGATATGTTAATAAAGAATCTTTTGTACCTCTTACTCTCATTAAATATCCGTTTTTTCCAAATTCATGTTCAATAGCTTCTACTATATAATTACCACCTGTAAATTCATCCATAAAATCTTCATCAGATTTTACTTCTTCGGCTATGTTTGCGTGTTTTATAGTTTCTAAATTAATTATATTACCTGGTGTCATATCAAAATCACCTGCTAATTCTATTTCTATAATAGCGTTTTGTAATAGTCTTTTAGATGTGTATGCTTTTAATAATCCTTTACTATCAGTATTTGCATG